ATTGATACCTTTAAAACTAAGGGTGACGCAAACGCATTTATTCGCAATGGTGAGATACCAGAACGATTAGGAAATGTGCTCAGCAAAGAAGGTATGCGGCGCGGAGAAATACCAGACGCTCCATTTGAAAAAAACTGGCACGAATTAGCATTAAAGCGAATGATCAGGGAAGCTGCTGAAAAGGGTTATGATAGACTTAGCTGGACGCCGGGGGAAGCTCAGGCTGCTAGGTATGATTTAAGTAAGAGTGTTAGTACAGTTGTATATAAAGATGGTAAACTTACAGCTATTGGGCCTTCAGGACAGCATGTTATAAATAATGAAATTGTGGGTAAAGATAAACTTGCTGATTATATTGGCAAAGAAGCTGCTGAAAAACTTTTAAAGCAAGAGCCTCATAATGGTGCCCACACTTTACAGGGAGAGCAATTAAAAATCGGCGGTGAAGGCATGAAAGGCTTCTATGATCAAATCATACCTAAAGCTTTAGAGAAGATTAGTGGAGAGAAGGTTAAGAGTGCAATTTTAAACTCTAAAAATTATGAAGGATGGAAATTAGAAGGAGATAAGTTGATATCTTCTGATGGTAAACAGCAAATAACATCTAAACCAATAATAGATCAATTTAAAGCAGAACAACAAAAAATCCATTACATTGACTTACCACAACAATTAAAAGATAAAGCCATGTCCAAAGGCTTTCCATTGTTTAGTGGGAATTATATGTATTCTCCCGTGGTAGGAAATCCGTTCCAACAGGATAAGAAATGAATTTAGAAAAAGTAACATTTGAAGTACCCAATCATTTGCTAGTAGAGCCTAGCAAGTCTGCGATCTATGGAATTTTAAATCTAATTAATGGAAAAATTTACATTGGTAGCGCAGTTGAGGTTTTAAATCGTTTGCGTACCCACAAAGCTAGATTGAATTTAAATAAGCATCCTAGCAAACATTTGCAAGGCGCTTGGAATGAGTACAGTGGGTTAGCATTTGAATTTGTAATTTTAGAATATGTAAATGACAAAGCAGATTTGATTGAGCGTGAAGAAATTTGGATAGAGTTAATGGACGCAACTAATCCTAAGTGTGGGTATAATAAACGTAAAATCCCCACTAGCAATTTAGGTTTAAAACTTGGTCCTGCTTCAGACGCTAGAAAAAAGAGAATGTCGGAACTTTTTACTGGTAGAAAGTATTCCGCTGAAGCTATAGAAAATATGGCTGCTGCTCAAAGGGGTAAAAAGTATTCTGCTGAGACTAGAGCTAAAGTTAGTGCTGCTGGTAGACGACCTTCTTCTGATGAAAAGAAATTAAAAATATCATTAGCTCATAAAGCTAAAAGCTCATGGCCTCATGAGCGAGGTTATCTTTGTAATTGTAGAGAATGTTTAGATAGGAAAAATTTAATTAGACGTTTGAGAAGTTATAATCATGAGGAGGTATACTCCAATGATTAAGATTGTTGATCCTAGTAATGTGATAGTGGAAAAAACGGCAGGTTCTTTTGCGTCAACTTTTTTTGAAGCAGCGAGAAGCTCTGGTTTAAAAGTTATTAATCTTCAAGGTAAAAAAATTAATTTGATGAAATACAAAGAGAACCCGCGAAATTTTGCTAGGCGGCATCTAGAGGCTTTCATTCCCGCCGCTGTTCATGCTTTAATTGAAATAATGAGTAGAGAGCATTGCCCTGTAGAACAAAAGGATATGATCTATCGCGCGCTAATGGAGCGTGTAAACGATCAAGACTTAGATATGATGGGTAAAACAGCGGGATTGCCAGAGTTTGAAAAAACTATTCTTTATTCTGACGACACTGTTAAACCCAAACCCGTGATTATTAATTCTACTGCTTTTAAATTTGATAGCAAGAGGAATTGAAAATGGGCTTATTGCGGAGTGATCCTATTGAAAAACGTAAATTGGCTTTGATGCGACAAGCTAAATCTAAAAATAATAAATTTAGTATAGGTGGTATTGAGAAAAAAGGTGGTCACGCTCCTAAGCCTATCACTCTACCCTCATTAAAGGATTTGAAAAATGGCTAAGAAGTCTAAATTACCAGCAGAACCATTAAAAGCTTCTACTGCCCCTGAAGCAACTATTGCTAGGCGTAGTCATGAGGATGAAGCTAGGGAGCGCAAGTATATGGCCGAAAGTGCGTTGCGTGATATTGAACGTGCGGAAGGACATAAACGCGACAAGTCTTTAATGAAAGATGTTAAAGCTTGTGCGCGAGAAAAGATGAAGGCTTATGGCAAACTATAACGGTAAACCCCTCTCTGAATATTTCACTTCGCAGCTAGAAGCCATACTTTCCGGCTTGCAATCGGCTGAAACTTCGCGTAACAAAGCCGCTTCTCATGAAAAATTTAAAAAGATGGAATTTCCACCTCCTAATCCGGCATTCTTAGAATTGAAAACTGCAATTGAAGAAGAATTAAAAGTGAGAAAAAATGCTTAAGAATTTTTTAAATCACGCCTCCCCCACAAGTTTGATGCTTTGGGATGCTGCTAGCGATGCTGCAAGTGCTGAAGAAAAGAATAAGCTTCGCGAGCAATTAGCTAAGGGTAACACCCCTGTTGCTGAAACTCCTGTAAAAGAAGAAGATATTATTGAGGAAAAGGAGGAAGGCGAAGAAGAAACAGAAGAAGCTGAGGAAGAAGAACCTGAATTAGATGCAGACGGTAATCCTGTTGAGAAAGTAGAAGAAACAGCCGAAGAAAAAGCAGCCCGCGAAGCTAACGAAACAGAAGCGGCTAAAGAACTACGCAAACAAGAGCGTATTCAAAAGCGTATCGATAAAGCTGTAGCTGCTCAAAAGAGAGCAGAGGATGAAGTTTTAAAATGGAAAGCCCTTGCTGAGGCAAAGCCTACCGATGAAAAACTTACTGAAGAAGAAGTACAACGTAGAGCGGATGCTATTGCTAATGAGAAACTTACTGCACAAAATTTAAATAATTTACAAAAAGAATTTGAAAAGAATTGTGATAAAATCCAAGCTGCTGCTGAAAAAGAAGATAAAGATTTTAATAAAAAGGTTCATGAATTAGCTGCTGAAATTGGTCCGCTCCCTAATCAAATGCTCAATGTCCTTTTCGACCTAGATAACGGAGCAGAGGTATTAGTTTATCTGGCGAATGATGTTGATGAAGCTGAGCGTATTTATGGTTTAGTAGATAAGCCTGCTAGGTTAGGAATTGCATTGTCAAAGATTGCAGATAAATTGGAAGAAAAAAAGAAGCCTAAGCCTAAAGTAATTTCTAAAGTGCCTGATGGGGTTAAGCCTGTTAATGGTAATCGTGTACAGTCAACCCAAATTACTAGTAAAGATACTACTCCTGATGGTATGGAAAATTATGTGAGGAAACGGCAGTTGCAGTTAGAGCAGCGCAGGAAGCAGGGGAGGTAATAATGAAAACAATAACTATGATGCAACTTCGTTCCTCTCCCGGTGAATACGCCTTTCGTGTTAGGGCTGATGGAGAAAGTTTTATTGTAACGTATCAAGGTAAGCCATGTTTTAAAATGGTTCCTATAGATGATACAATAGTTGTTAAACCAGATGGATTGGTTAAAGGCCCAAAACCGCTAACTTTTGGTCGCAATCTTGGAGATTTTTATTAAATATATGTGGGCATATCTTTTTGCCCACATTACCACTTGACGCTTTAACTTTTTTAAAATAGTCCTATTCCAAAGCCTCTTGGTTGGCATCGTAAACCCTGTTTCTAGCCTACTCCCGCCTTGGTCCGGCAAAAGGCCATTGATTGCTTGTTAAAATTGCAGCCTCAAGCTCTGCATCTTTAATCATACAATCAATTTTAATGCGCCTTTGAGCGCGGGAGTTAATTTAAAATGGCTAATACTTATCTCACCATCGACATGATTACCGCAGAAGCAGTAATGCTATTTAAAAACAGTAACCTATTCATCATGAATATGGATACTCAATATGATGATCAGTTTGCTATTGACGGTGCAAAGATTGGCGATACTCTCCGCATTCGTCTGCCTTCTGATTTTATTGTCACTGATGGTCCTGCAATGCAGCTTCAGGACAATACGCAGCAGTTTACTTCTCTGACTGTTTCCTCTCAAAAGAATGTTGCAACGCCGTACACCATGGCAGAACGCACCATGAGCATTGACCGTTATTCGGAACTGGTAATGCAGCCGATGGTTAATGCGTTATGTGGCAAGGTGGCTTCTACCATCATGAAAGGCTCAGAAGGTGGCGTTTGCAACCTGATCAGCGCCACTGATGGTGCTGGTAACATCATTTCGCCCATTATGGATCAATTCACG